CTGCCCGGGATTTGAGGCCCAGCTACGAAGCGACGTGGCCCGCTACGAGATCCTCTTGGAACACGGCGGCGTCTATCTCGACGTCGACTTCGAGCCCCAGCGCCCTCTGGACGGCCTGCTCGAAGGCGTTCGGTGCTTCGCGGCCTGGGAGATCCAGAACCGGGTGGCAAACAACGCCATCTTCGGCGCCGAGCCGGGGCACCCGTTCCTCCGGGATCTGGTGAGCGGTCTGTCGGCCTCCGTGCTCGGCAATCCGGGCAAGCGCCCCAGCAAGGTGAGCGGCCCGCATTACATGACGCACCAGCTGGTCTGCCATCCGGAAGTGGTGGTCTTCGACCGGGAGCTGTTTTACCCCTACGCCTGTGACGAGCTCCACCGGGCCACCGAGCGATTCCCGAAGGCCTACGCCATCCACCACTGGAACAACCAGCGCCGCCTGCGGCGGAAACCGCTCAGGGCGGCCCGATGAGCGCCTACCGACCAGCGGAGTATTGGGAGGCCCGGTACCGCGATGGACGCCTCGGGTCCGGTCCGGGCAGCAGGGAGGCAGCCGCCGACGCGAAGGCCGCCTACGTGAATCGTCTGATCGCCCGCCACCGCGTGCGGAGCGTGGTGGATTGGGGCTGTGGCGACGGACGGGTAGCCTCGCGCTTCGTCGTGCCCCGGTATATCGGCCTCGACGTGAGCCCTGCCGCTGTGGAACTGTGCCGGGAGGCCTGCGGTACAAGGCGGGGCTGGGCCTATCGCGTGTTCGACGGTCGCCGGGCGCCCGAGGGACTGTCCCCGGCTGAGCTCAGCCTGAGCCTGGACGTGATCTTCCACCAGGTGGACCCGGCAGACTACGCCGCCCACCTCGCGCTGGTGTTCGGCGCCGCCCCTCTCGTCTGCATCCATTCGAGCAACAGGAACGAGGCCGGGGCCGCGCATGTGCTCCACCGCCGCTTCACAGACGACGTGCCCCCGGGCTGGGACCTCTTGGCGTCACCGGATCCGGGGCTTGACTTCGGCTTTTACGTCTACAGGAGGGGCAAGTCATGAGGGTGATCGTGCAAGGCTACGGCGTCGTCGGAACGTGCACGGCGCGGATCCTCGCGGCCGCCGGCCACGAAGCGGTCCCACACGACCCGGCCTTGGGCCACACAGCCGAGGGCCACGCCGACGTGCTGGTTATCTGCACCCCCTGTCTGGACGGCTTCCTGGATCCTCTGCCCGACACGTGCACCTGGGACCAGGTTGTGGTGAGGTCCAGCGTGGTGCCGAACGCCTTCGTGGTGCTCGACTGTCCGGTCCACCACTGGCCTGAGTTCCTGACCGAGGCGACGGCCGAAGCCGACGCTCTCAGCCCGGATAAGCTGGTGTGGGGCCATGACGGCGCCGCGCCCGAGGCCTTCGCTCGCGAGCTCCTGGGCGCCCACTACGACAAAGCCCCGGTGTTTCACTGCAGCCTGCAGGCCTCAAGCATCATCAAGCTGGGCATCAACACCATCTACACCACCAAGGTGCTCCTGGCGAACGCCCTCTATGACGCGGTGGGGGAGGACTCCGAGGAATACGAGAGCGTCTGCTGGGGCCTCCATCTGGACCAGCGCATCACCCTGACCCACACCAACATCCACCAGGACGGATACCGCGGCGCCGGCGGCAAGTGCCTGCCGAAAGACACCCGCAACCTGCTGCGCGTCTTGGAAGGGACCATCGGCGGACGGCTGGTCCAGGCGCTGGTGGAGTGCAACAACCTCTACCGGGGACTGGGCACGTGAGCGTCACCCTATCGGTGGCCGTCATGGCCCACCCGGCACGCGAAGCGATGGTGGCAGAACTTCTCAAGTGTCTGGGCTGGCCCGATCTGCCTGTAGTGTGGGACGAGAGGAACGACCGCTGGGATACGGGCCGCCGCTCCATGCTGGCTTATGACCCGGCTGCTACCCACCACGTGGTGATACAGGACGACGTCCTTCCCTGCGGCGACCTCCTCGAGGCGTTGCCCCGCATCATCGAACGCATCCCGCCCACGGCGCCTCTCTGCGGGTACGTGGGCACCGTCCGGCCTAACCTCGGCTACATCAACGAGGCCTGCGACTACGCTACCGGCCGGGGCGCGAGCTTCATAACCATGCACACCCTCAACTGGGGTCCGTTGGTCGCTGTGCCCACGGCCATCATCCCGGAGATGGTGGCCTACTGCGATCCCCTCACGTCGATCGAGAACTATGACCGCCGGCTATCCCGCTACTGGGAGCTCTACCGCCGGCACCGCATCTGGTACACGTGGCCCTGCATTGTGGACCACCGCGACGGCCCAAGCATGGTGCCCGGCCGCTGCGGCACGCACCACCGCGCGGGCAGCCCCACGCGGGGCAGCCGAGTGGCGCGCCGGTTTCTGGGCACCGACGTGAGCGCCGCCACCTGGGACTGGTCCGGTCCCGTGGTGGACGCCGGACTCCATCGGCGTTACAGCGGCCCCACGGTCACCTACCGCCACCGACACGCTACGCACAAAGAGCTGGTCGTTCCCGCCGCGAGTGCGCGCGCCCGCACGCTTGAGGCGAACCCGGCCTGGGAGAGAGTGGAGGCCTGACCTGATGATCTCCTTCGCCCGCGACACCATCACCCGCCTGCGCGCTCCGCTGGTGGCCGACGGATACGGCACCCCGGCATCCGTGCGCGACTGGGCCAACGCAAGCGAGCTGGACATCCCCGGCTGCCGGGTGCAGCCCGCCGGTTCGAGCGAGGTTAACGCCCAAGGCCGAGAGACCGTGGCTGTCGCTCTCCGCGTCTTTGCGCCTGCCGGCGCCGACATCGCAGCCGGTGACCGCCTCGTGTGGGGGGGAGCTACCTACGAAGTGGAGGGCGATCCCCAGTCGTGGCCTTCGCCCACGGGAGGGCTTGCCCACCTCGAATTCGGCATGAGAAAGGTGGCTGGGTAAGATGGGCGCCTCACTGCGCTTCGAACACAACCCCCAGGGCATAGGCGAGCTCCTGCGGAGCGCCGAAGTGCGCGCCCACATCAAGGAGCGGGCCGAGCGCATGGCCGCGGCTGTCAAGTCCGAAACGGAGCTGCCTGTGTTCTGCGAGGACCACACCGGGAGCCGTGTGCGCTTCCGGGTGGGTATCGACGATGCCCAGGCCAAGCGCCTCGAGGCCGAGACCAGGATTCTGGGCCGAGCTGTGGATGCGGCGCGATGAGGTACGCCAACGTCGTCAAGCTGCTCATCGACTGGCTGCGCGAAGAGGCGAGCGCGAACCTCAGCCTTGAGGGGCTGACGGTCGCCGACCGCGTGCCCCCCGGCTGGACGATCGAGGCCGGGCCCCTGCTCGTCATCAGACGCTCAGGCGGAGTGGCCAGCCCCCCTGTCGTGGATCGGGCGCGCGTGGACTTCATCGTACGCCACCAAGACGAGTTCCAAGCGACCGCCCTTGCCAACGTCGTGCGCGCCCTGGTGGTGCACGAGCTCAAAGGCCGCGTGCTTGACGGCCACACCGTCTACCGCGTGATCGAGTTCATCGGGCCCCAGCAGTATCAGGACCCACAGGGCAACCCCGCGCCCTTGGTGATGTTCACGGAAGAGATAACCCTGCGAGTGCTGTAGAAGGAGGCTGATCGTGAAGGTGCAACTGGCACACCCCTACAAGGGCGCGCATCCGGGGGCGGTGGTGGAGCTGCCCGATCGGGAGGCCCGAGGTCTCATCCGTGACGGCCTGGCCCGCTCGGCCCCGCCGGCGTGGCCGGTGGCGGTCCCCGCGCTGCCTGTCCAGGTGGTGGAGGAGTATCAAGCGCCCGAGACGGCCTCGGAGGAGGAGGCCCCCAAGGTGAAAAAGGGTAGGCGATTCGCCGCCCAGGAACAGGCGCCGGCAGAGGAGCCGGCCGAGAAAGGAGCAGGTGAGTAAATGGCCGGCGATACCAGCAACCCCCGCATTTGGGAAGGAGCCGACGCCTACGTGGCCCCGGTGGGCACCCAGGCGCCCGACGACGTGAGCACGGCGTGGGCCGATGACTGGCTGCCCCTGGGCTTGCTCAGCCAGGACGGCATGACCGAGGCCCGCGACCAGACCGTCACCGATCACTACGCGTGGGGCCTGCACGTCAGGACCACCAAGAGCCAGCACAAGCGGTCCTTCAAGATCACTCTCTTGGAGGACAACGACTACGTCTTCGATCTCGTCAACCCGGGCTCGCTCGTGTCGACGGACGGCACCGGTCTCACAACTCGCACGGTGAAGACGCCCACCAAGGATATCCGGGCCTTCGGCTTTGAGATCCGCGACGGCGATATCACCAAGCGCCGCATCGTCCCCCGGGGCGAGGTCGTGGCTGTCGG